CAAACTTCATAGATAAGTAATAAGATAATCCTGAAATCATACATGGTACAAATCTAAAAGGTGCATCACTTGCGTTAGTGTATGTTCCCGCATCTTGAATTCTTTTAACATAATAAACATTTAAAAAATTTGATGCGGCAGTTGAATTAGGCATTGGATAAATAGTAATAGTAACTTTGTCTATAAATCTTTGTACCCAAAATTGTGAAGGAGTTCCAAGGGACGCTTTGTTTGCTGTTGCAGCATAAGCATCTCTTGCAACTTTAGTTAAACCTGTATCTGATTGAGAAGTTGTATTATAATTTTGTCTATAAGATACATTTAAAATATCTGAAATACCGTAAACATTTGCAGTAGGAACTGTTGTAGCTTGTGGTGGTTCCGCACCTCCAGGTACATCTGTCGAGTTTCTATAAAAAGTATAAATACCAGATCCTTCAGCTGTTGCATCAACATTAGTTGATGAACCTACAACTAAATTAATATTTGTATTTCCTACTTCCCAAAAATGTATTCCTCTATTTCCCCATTCTTGAAAAAGAATGTTTAAAGATCTTCTAGCAGTTTTAATTTGATGTCCGGCTGTTCCTACTAAACCTAGACGCTCGTATGCATCCGCAATAATTTCATCTATTGAGAAATCCTGATCAAATGAATAAGATGAGGACGTAGTATTCGCCATTGGCTAACTCCTTAAAATGTTCCGATTACGTAACAAAAATCACAGTTAGTAAGATCTACGTAAGCTCCATCATTACAATAAATACCAGCTCCTGGTAATTTAAATTCATGAACAGCATTGTCAGCTGATCCAAACTTACCATGAAATACTAAATTTTTTGCTGTTGCAGATCCAGTTTCATTATAAATTTTTATTTCAGCGTCCGCTGCAGTAGCCATTCCAAAGATGTTCATAATATTAATTTGTTTAATATTAGTAGCTGTGGCTGTGTCAGCCAAAGAATTATAAACTAAACTTTGTAAGTTACCGTCTGCAGTTAAAACAACCGTTTGTCTTACTTTTGATGTTATTGACATAATTTTATTCTCCTAAAATTTATGCGGGCCCGAAGGCCCACACTAATTATTTATTACGCTGCAAATGCAAATGCACCTGTAGTTGCGTCTGCTGCACCACCCATTCTAGATGCAATAGTCCACGTACCTGTTTCGTAACAAATAAAAGCAATCATGCTTCCAGTTGTAAACAAGTTTGTAGCTGCATTAGCTGGTGTGTAAACTAACTGTGTTTCACCTGCAGTTGAGATGTCAAAAGTTACTTCTGCTGTTGCTCTTGATTCTATTACTGAACCAGTAGCCCAAACATCAGTACCTGCTGCATC